AACAGTTCAAGGTGGCGGCGGCGGAGGTAGTGATACCGATGGTTCAAACGGACAAGGTGATGGGCGTGCTGGTGGTTCTGGTGGTGGTGCTTATGGGTATCCTACAGTTACAACATCGGCTGGAAACTCAAGAAATGAATCTTCTCATGAGCCTGGTCCAGGTACTGCTGGTCAAGGTAATGCTGGTGGACAAGGATTTAGTGATAATTCTACATGGACAAGTTCTGGTGGCGGTGGAGGTGCAGGAGGATTTGGTTTAGATGCAGCTAGTGGTGGAGGTGCTGGTGGAGCTGGTGGTGTAGGTTTAGCTTCAAGTATCACAGGCTCATCTGTATTTAGATCAGGCGGTGGCGGTGGTGGAGGTGCAAACACAGGCGGTGCTGGTGGAGCAGGTGGTAATGGAGGTGGCGGTGCAGGTGGTAATGGAAATACAGCAACAGTAGGTACGGCTGGCACAGCAAATACTGGAGGCGGCGGTGGTGGCGGTGGTGCAAATCAAAATAGTGGAGCAGGTGGTAGTGGCGTTGTTATAATAAGTGTACCTACAGGAAATTATTCTGGAACTTCAACAGGTTCTCCTACAGTTACAACATCGGGCGGAAACACAATTCTACAATTTAATTCAACAGGAACATATACAGGATGAGCCATTTCGCAAAAGTTTTAAATAAAAAAGTTGTTACTGTTATTAGAGCAGAACAAGATTATATAGACACATTTGTAGATGAAACTCCAGGTGAGTGGATTCAAACATCTTATAATACTTATGGTAATCAACATCCAGAAGGCAGACCTTTAAGAGGAAATTTTGCTGGCATAGGTCATACATATAATAAAGTCAATGATGTATTTTATGAGCCACAGGGTTATCCTTCATGGATTTTAAATAAAACTACATGGACATGGGAAGCACCAATAGATTATCCAGACGATGGATTAATGTATCATTGGAACGAAGAAAATTTAGAATGGAGTAATGGCTAATGGCTAGTATAAAATTAACAGGTGATACAAGTGGAGTGATTACAGTATCAGCTCCAGCAGCAGCAGGAACTAATACAATTACATTACCTGCAACAACAGGCACAATGGCTTTAACAAGTGATATTAATTTAACTGCTTTAAACGCATCAAATTTAACATCAGGCACAGTTCCAGATGCTAGATTCCCAGCTACATTACCAGCACTCAATGGCTCTGCTTTAACAGCTTTAAATGCTAGTAATATTGCAACTGGTACTTTACCAATGGCTAGATTATCTGGTACTTTGCCAGCACTCAATGGCTCGGCTTTAACAGATTTACCAGCAGCAGCAAAACTATCAACAGCATCAGGTTCTGCTCCATCATACTCTGCAAGAGCATGGGCAAATCTTGATACTAATGGAACAGTTAGTGTTCGTGGCAATGGTAATGTTTCTAGTCTTTCAGATAATGGTGAAGGAGATTTTACAGTAAATTTTGCAACTGCTATGCCAGATGATAATTATTCAGTAAGTCTATGTTCTGGAAGGGTAGAAAGTGTTGTTACAGGAAATGGCTCTAATGATACTACACGACCAGATTGGTCAGCATCATCTTGTCGTATTCGATCAACAACTCCAGGTGGTAGTTCTCGTGACCAAATTGAAATAACTATTGCAATATTTAGATAAGGAAAATAAAATGAATTCAAGAATAATATATACAACAGATGAAGGAACTTTAGCAATATTAATTCCTACTGATGAGTGTGGTTTATCTATAGAAGAAATTGCTGCTAAAGATGTTCCAGCTAGCAAAGAATATAACATAGTAGATGTAAACACAATATCAAGTGATAGGTCTTTTAGAAATGCATGGATTTGGGATTCTGAAATAACAATAGATATTAGCAAAGCTAAAGATATAACTAAAAACAAACTTCGTGAACAAAGAAAACCTTTATTAGAAGCACAAGATATATTATTTATGCAAGCTCAAGAATCTGGTTCAGATACATCAGACATAGTTACAGAAAAACAAAGATTACGAGATATTACAAACCAAGTAGATAGTATGACTACTGTAGATGAATTAAAGGGAGCAACTGTCTAATGGCAACAACAATAAATGGTTCTACAGGTGCTAGTCAAATACAAGACGATACTGTTACCACAGCTAAAGTAAATGATAGTCAAATAACAAATGCTTTAATGGCAGATGATGCTATTGGTATAGCAGAGTTATCAGCAACAGGAACAGCATCTAGTTCTACATTTTTAAGAGGTGATAATGCTTGGGCAGCACCAGGTGGTGGTGGTATGACATTATTATCTACATTAACTACTACTTCAGGAGAATCTCATACTACAGGTACTATATCTTTAACTGGATTTAAATTTGTATTAATAACAACTCAACAAGTAAGCCATAGTTCTGGAACAAGTCAAGCATTACAATTTACTCCTAATACTGGAGGTGCATATGGGTTAGGTAACTATAGTATACCCTCATCTTTTAGGTGGACATCATTTTCAAACATTGAACTAGCTACTGGTACTTATACTGCTTTTCTTCCTAATGATATGGCTGTACCATCACAACCAGTAGCTTTTTTGTCAGGAGGATTAGGTAATAATAACGCATTTACAACATCGGTAACATCAATCTCTTTTGGTTGGTCAAGCGGAGCTACTTTTGATGCTGGGTCAATTAGAGTTTACGGACTTAAATAACGATAACATAAATAACAGATATAATAATAAAATAATAACGGAGAAACAAAATGGCAGCAGAAAAAAACACAATAGTAACCCATCATTCAGATGGAACAACAACTACAGAAGTTGTAGATTGGACAGCAGAAGAATTAGCAGCTCATGCAGAAGTAGAAGCTAACGCATGGAAAGGTGCAAGACAATTAGCTTATCCATCATGGCAAGACCAACTAGATATGCAATATCATGATTCAGTTGATGGCACAACAACATGGGAAGATGCAATAGCAAAAGTAAAAACAGATAATCCAAAAGGATAAACAATGTTTGGTATAAGTACATATTCAGAAGTACCATTCAGCTCGTTAGCAAGTTCTACATTTAGTGGAATTGCAGCAATTAATGGAACTGCAACTGTAACTGTACTGACAGCAGGACAATTTGTTTATGGAACTGGAAGTGTAAATGGCACAGCTACTTTATCAGTTATAACTACTGGTCAGATCGTAGAGGGAAATGCTGGAATAAATGGAACAGCTACTTTAGCTGTAATAACAGCAGGTCAAATAGTATTAGGTACTGGAGCAATAGTAGGAACAGGCACAGTAGTCGCCTTAACTGCTGGACAGTTTGTTTATGGAACAGGCTCTATATCTGGAACTGGCACTTTAGCAGGAATAGGTGGATTTACAGTATCAGCAGAGGGAAGCATTACTGGTTCTGCAACTGTAACTGCAAGTAGTGTAGTCACTTGGTCAGGTGATGCAGCAATATCAGCAACAGGAACAGTAATAGCAGATGGACATATTCAAGGTAACAATTGGACAGTAGTACCTGTAACTTCAAACACATGGAATAGGATAGTATAAATTATGAGTAGAGATAAAATAAGTGAATGGTCAGCAACGCCAGCAGACAATACAGACATAGGTGGAATTAATATTGCGGAAGGTATGCCACCAGCAAATGTGAATAATGCTATTAGAATGGCAATGAGTCAGATCAAAGAGCAACAAGTAGGCTCTGATGGAGATAACTTTGTAGTTGGTGGTAATTTATCTGTAACAGGAACAACTATATTAGGTGGTGTACCAACTGGACCAACTGCTTCTGCTGGAACTAACACAACTCAATTAGCCACTACCGCTTTTGTTAATACTAAAGTTGGAACTGTAGGCACAATGTCCACTCAAAATGCTAATGCTGTTAATATTACTGGTGGAACATGGACAACCGCAGGCTCTATTAATTCTATAAATGTAACTTCTATAGGAAGTAACGCTACTGGAACAAAAACAATTTCTACTGCTAGTCCTAGTGGTGGTGCTGATGGTGATATTTGGTATAAGGTTTAAACAATGTCATCTCTTAATGTTAATGATGGCGGAACTTTTAAAGAAGTTAAAGAAGTGCTTGTTAAAGATGGTGGCGTATGGAAACAAGTAAATGAAGTTTATGCTAAAAATTCAGGCACTTGGGAATTAATATTTGGTGTTACTTATGTTAGCTTATCTGGACTACAAAAAGATTTTAATTTAGCTACTTATTTAGGAATTACTGCACCAACCATTGTTTCTGTAACAGTAGCAGATGGTACTTATTTTGTATCTACATTAGCAGCTACTCCTGCATTTGATGTTGGCTCATTACCTTCTGGAAGTTCTGTAAGACTTTCATTACCAAGTGATGCAATTATTGCTGGAAGAGGTGGTAATGGTGGATATGGGACTCAAGGTGAGGGAGCGGCTGGGCAACCTGGAGGAAATGGTGGTGTTGGTTTAAAAACAAGATTTCCAATGTCATTAACTAATAATGGAATTATTGGTGGTGGTGGTGGTGGTGGTGGCGGAGCTGGTGGTCGTGTAGTTTATCACCCTGCTGGAAGTGGTGGAGGTGGTGCAGGTGGCTGGCATTTTACCACAGAAACAGAAACTGGACTTCCTGGTGATGGTGTACCAACATCTAATCAAGGATTTTCTGGAACTGTTGCAGAAGGTTATGGTGGAATAGGAGCTGGTGGTAGAGGTGGATTAAATACCTCTCCTAGAGCATCAGATGGAACAATAACATTAGGCGGTGCTGGCTCTGATGACACAAGAGGAACTGGAACTAGAATAGGTGGAACTGGTGGTAATTTAGGTCAAAATGGTGCAGCAGTTGTATATCCAGGTGGCACAGCAGGTAATGCTATAGATGGACATTCTTATATTACTTATGTTACATCAGGAACAATATCAGGAGGTCAGGTAAACTAATGCCAACAACAAGATTGCAGTTCACAGAATGGCTACCAGACCAACCAGCTAATGCTGGAAGTTTAATTGATGCTAAAAATGTATTTCCAGTATCAGTAGGATATTCGCCTTTTCCAAATGCAGTAGACTTTAGTGGTGCAGCATCTGAAAACTTAAACTCTGTATATGCAGCTAAATTTGGTTCAGAGGTAGTTATTTTTGCAGGTGGAGCTAGTAAGTTATTTAAGTTTAACGCAGCTACAGAAGCATTAGAAGATAAATCATTAGCAGGTGGATATACAGGAACATCTACATGGAATTTTGCATTATTTGGTGCTGAAGTTTTAGCAGTAAATTATACAGCTAAAGTACAAAGATGGACAATAGGTACTTCTACAGCATTTGCTGATTTAGCAACAGCAGCTCCTAGAGCAAAGTTTATTACAGTGGTAAGAGATTTTGTAGTATGTGCCAACATAGGAAGTACAGCTAATAAAGTTCAATGGTCGGATATTAATGATGCCACCGATTGGGTATCTGGAACAACCTCACAATCTGATTTTCAGATTATGCCTGATGGTGGAAATATTACTGGCATTACTGGCGGTGAATTTGGAATTGTATTTTTAGAAAAAGCAATAGCTAGAATGTCATATACTGGCTCTCCTTTATTCTTTCAGTTTGATACTATATCAAGAGGATTAGGATGTATAGCAGGTGGCTCAATAGCACAATATGGTGGATTAAGTTTCTTTTTATCTGATGATGGATTTTATCAAACAGATGGTCAATCAGTTACAGGAATTGGAAATGAAAAAATAGATAAGTATTTCTTTAATGATGTACTTTTAGAAAGTATAGATTCTATGTCATCATCTGCTGACCCTAAAAGAAAAATAGTAGTTTGGAATTATGCAAATAATAGTGGTGGCAGAAGTATTCTTATTTACAATTGGCAATTACAGAGATGGTCAAGAGCTGATACAGTAGCAACTGTTGTAGGCGATATAGCGACTGCTGGAACGACTTTAGAAGGTTTAGGTACTCTAGGGTACACAGACATAGATACTATGCCAGCCTCGTTAGACGCAAGATTATGGGTAGGGGGTAAATTCTTATTTGCTGGAGCAGAAGATACTAAAATTGTAACTTTTACTGGTTCAGATTATAACTCTGAACTCATTACTACTGATGTAGAAGTTGGATATAATTCTGTTGTCACTTTAGCAAGACCACAAATTGATAATGGTTCAGCTACAATTAAAATAGCAAGTCGTAGAGAATTAGATGATGCAGTTATATTTGGAGATTCATCTACTACTTCAGCAGAAGGTAGAGCAGATTTAAGAAGTGCTGGAAGATACCATAGATTAGAAGTTAGTCCAACAGGTAACTGGACAACTGCTATGGCAGTAGATATAGATGTTAAACCACAAGGCAATAGATAATGTATAGAACCTTAAATTATATGGGTTCTAATCCAAGAGAAGTAGCTGAAGTGGTAAATAATGCTGTCAATGGTAAAACTAATAATACAGGCACAGTTACATTAGCAGCTTCTACAACAACAACAACATTAAATGATGAAAGATTAGGTTTTGATAGTGTTATTTTATTATCACCATTAACTGCAAATGCAGCAGCACAGAATCCTTATATTTCTACTAAAGCAAAAGGGAGTGTAGTTATAACTCACACAAGTGTTGCAAGTACAGACTTAAACTTTGATTATATTATTGTAGGTTAAGTGTTATTATTGTGTTATGAAACTATACATAGTACCCACAACTCATGTACAACAGTATTGGCATCTAGCTGAACCATTATTACAACTAGCTTTAGATAAAGGTAATGACGAGTTTACAGCAGATCAGTTAAAATTAATGGTATCACAAGGGCAACAACAATTATTACTCTTAATGAAAGATGATAAATGTTACTGTGCTTTAACTGTGCAATGGATTATGTACCCTAACGACAGGGTATGTTACATCACTTATATAGGTGGTAAAAATACTAAAAAAGGATTTGAACAATTTAAAAATTGGGCAAAAAGTAATGGTGGAACTTGTATTCAAGGCTCTACTAAATTTGAAAGTATAGAAAGACTTTGGTCAAGACTATACAACTATAAAAAGAAGTACACATTAATGGAGCTAAAATTATGATGCACGATTATTTTCCAGAACTAGACGGAAATCAATCTATTGACAATGGTAAGTTGGGTAGACAATTCCACAAAGGTGGCGGTGGTCAAACTCAACAAACTAAACAAGAAATTGACCCTATGTTAAAGCCTTACATTAGTTATGGATTAGATGAGGCACAAGATTTATATAAAGCTGATGGACCAACTTATTATCCAGGTCAAACTTATGTAGATCAATCAACACAAACAACAGAAGGATTAGGTTTAGCAGAAGCAAGAGCAAGAACAGGAAGCCCATTAATTCCAGCAGCTCAAACTCAAGCATTAAGCACAATACAAGGTGATAGATTATCAGCAGGCAATCCTTATTTTGCAGACATGATGAGAAGTGCAGCTAGACCAGTTGTATCAGAATTTAATACAGCTATTAGAGATATAGGTGCAAGAACAGCAGGTGCAGGTAGATATGGTTCTGGAGCTATGGGAGAAATGGAATCACAAGCATCAGAAAATCTAGCAAATGCTTTATCTTCAAGAGGTTCAGAATTGGCTTATCAAAATTATGCTAGTGAAAGAGCTAGGCAAGATCAAGCAATAGGAAATGCTGCAAACATAGCAAATCAAGATTATTCTGACATACAACAGCTTATGAATGTAGGTCAAGCTAATGAAGCTCAAAGTCTTAAACAATTACAGGGTGACATTCAAAGATATGATTATGGACAAAATGCTCCACAACAAAAATTACAAAATTATCTAGGTTCAGTTTATGGCGCACCTACTCCTATGAACTCAACAACTACCTCTAGTGGAGGTGGTAAATAATGGCTTGGTGGATTCCTTTAGCTATGGCAGCAGGTGGTTATGTTATTGATAAACAAATGGGTGGCGATGGTACTAAAGGAGCTTTACTTGGTTTAGGTGGTGGAGCAATGCTCCCCGCAGCACCAGCATTAGCTTCTGGAACTGCAGCCGCTACTACTGCTGGAACTTTAGGACCTACAGGAGCTACCATGACAGGATTTGCTGGAGCTGGAGGTTCAGGTTTATTAGGTGGAACTACTACCGCTGCAAATCTTGGTGGCGGATATGCTTCTGGCTCATTAGGTGGTATGACAGGTTTTAGTCCAACTGTGCCAACTGTTTTACCTAATGCAGCTCCTGTGGCTGCTACAGGTAGCTATCCATCTTCATTAACAAATTCAAAAGGTGTTCCTACTAACTTAAAACCTTTAGACAAATTAGCAGAATATAGTTTACCAAATTTATTTACACAAGGTAAAGATTTTGTTGTAGATGGTTTTAGTGATATGTCTTTTGCTGACCAGTTAGGTGTAGGGATGCAGGCACAAGGATTACTGAATAGACCAACACAAAGAATGGAAGCTCCTAGACCTGGAATGGCACAACGAAAAGAAACTGTATTTGCTCCTCCTTTAAACAGTCAAATACAAAACACACAGATGCCAACAGAAGAAGAAAAATTAAGATCACAATATTTAAACCGACCAAACTTTTACGGATAAAAAAACATGGCATTTAACCCAGTAGACTTTTTAAAAAATTTAGTTCCAGACGATGCAAATATGTTTGGTGCGTCACCTAACGCCAACATGAGAAAAATGGCTGAAATGGGCTTATTAGGAGATGCTAATTATGAAGATATGTTAGCAAAAGCTAATAAACAATCTGTATTTCAAGGTTTATTAAACACAGGATTAGCGTATGCAGCACAACCTAAAAATCAAGGTTATGGAAGTATTTTTCCATATTTAGCAAAAGCTGGACTAGCTGGTGTACAAGCAGCTCAAAGTCCTTTTGACCAAATGGGTAAAGACGCAATGATGAATCAACAGCTAGAAGAAATGCAACGCACTAAAAATATTAGAGTTGCACAACAAAAATATAAAGATGAATTAACTCCTCCTGGAAATAGGGTTGCAGTAGATTTTAATCAAACAGTTCCTTTTGCTCCAGGAAGAATACCATCTTTACAAGACGATACTATAGGTTCATCTTTAATGAATAATATTGGGTATAACCCTAAAATGTTACCTAATGGTCAAATAGCACCAACAGAGGTAGCTCCAGATTTTAAAGTAGAAAATATAAACCCTATAGATGCTCTAAATTTTGGAGTTTCAAAAAAACAAATACCAGGTATTACAGAAGTTGCACCTGACCCTATATTACAAGATATGTATAACAGATATAAACTTGGCATAATTAATAACTCTGAATTCATGGAAGAAAGAAAAGAATATAAAAATTCTATGAAGCCAGAATACAAAGAAGAAGACCCAACAAAAAATATTGTTAAATATGTAAATGGTGAACGGGTGGTGGTTAAAAAAGGAACACTAAAGAAAGAAAAAGCAAATTATGGAGTATTAGTTGCTAGTAAATCACAACAACTGTATGGGAAAGCTCCAACAGAATTAACTCAATTAGAGTTTGATAAAGTAGCTAAAATGGTTAAGAATGATAAGATTGAATTAGTTAAGCAAGAAGGAGGAGCTGCAGCTCAAGGTAAAGCAATGGTAGAGTTTGATAAATTTTTACAAGATAATGGAGATGTAGCTTACGACAGATTACAAGATTTAAACCAACTAGAAGCATTATTAGCTAATGTGCCTGATGGTGGATTTGGGGAAGAAACTTTTACCAAGTATCAAGGAGCATTGCAAAATTTAGGATTTTTAGAGGATGAACTTATTGGAAACAAACAAGCATCAATTGCAGTTTCTAATAGGTTAGCAAAAGCGTTAAGAAAAGCAGGTGAAGGTGTTATGACTGATGCTGATTTTAGAGTTTTAAAAGAGTCTGTGCCTGGTTTGGGTCAATCACCAGAGGGAAGAAAAATTTTAATAGATGCAATTAGAAAAACAAGCCAAAGACAAATTGATGTTTCTAGAATGGCTAACGAATATGTATTAAGAAATGGAATGTTAGATGCTAAATTTAGACAACAATTACAAAATTATAGAACAGAAAACCCTGTATTTTCAAAAGAATATCTTGATAATTTAAAAAATACATATGGTTCTGGTACAAAAGTTGAAACAGATAAAAAAACGATTAATAAAGAAGACCAAAATTTGTTAGACAAATATTCATAGGGTAAATATGACAGATAAAGAAAAAATAATGAAAGCTCTTAAAAAGGCAGATGCAGCACTTAAAAAGGCAGATGCAGCAGGTAATACAGAAGAAAAAGCAATAATAAATGAAGATGCTAAAAGACTTACAAAAATGTATAAAGAAGCAGATGGTGTCATTGAACAAAAACCACAAAGGTCTATTACTGAAGAACTTGGCAGACAGGTAGGTTTAACAGGAAGGTATGCTTTAGAGGGTGGTGGCTCAATATTAGACTTACTAGCAACACCAATTAGAGGTGGTATTAATATGGCTTCTGAAGCTGTTGGCTCTGACTACAAAATACCTGAAATTTCTATTGGTAAAAAAATATCAGACATAGTAGGATTACCTAATCCAGAAACACCATTAGAAAGAGTAGTGGGAGAGGGGAGTAAATTTCTTACTTCTGTGGCAGCACCAGCAGGTCTTTTAAAATATGCAATGCCAACCTCAACAACAGGACAAGCTACTAAAAAATTATTAACTGAAAACATTGGCAAACAAGGAACAGCTGCTACAAGTGCAGGTGTTGCAATGCAAGGTGTAGAAGAAATGGGTGGAGGTACTGCAGCTCAAATTACAGCAGCATTACCAGCAGCATTATTTTCACCATATGCAGCAGAAAAAGCAATAATAAAACCTGTATCTAGTTTGTATAAAAAACTTACATCAGCAAAAAACTCTGTAAATCAAAGTCAAGCTGTAAACAATGTATTAGATAATGTGCTTACAAATAACAATATTAAATTAGCTGATTTGTCTGATGATGTAATTGTACAAGTTAAAAGAGATATAGATGAAGCATTAAAAGTAAATCCAAATATTTCATCAGAAGCGTTAAGAAGATTAATTGATTATAGAGTTGTTGGTGCTACTCCAAAACAAGGAACTTTAACTTTAGACCCTGCTAAAATTACTAAAGAAAAAAATACAGCAAAAATAGGTGCTAACAGTAATGATCCTAACGCACAAAGACTAGCACAAATTGAAAATGAAAATAATCAAATACTACTTAAAAATTTAGATGGGTTAGGTGCAGATAAAGCAGTAGAACCTCAAACTTTTGGTAAAATTTTATTTCAAAAAATAGAAGATTTTAATAATAAACAAAAAGAAATTATAAGTAATCTTTATAAACAAATAAAAGATGATGGTGGGTTATCTGCTAAATATGATTCTAAATTGTTTATAGATAAAACTAAAGTTGCTTTAACTAGACATGAAAGATTTTTACCGACAGAATTTAAAGGGATTCTTGATGACATCAAAACAGGTAAAGTTGTTTTAGATGTTAATGAAGCTGCACAAATAAAAACTTTACTTGCAACAGCTATGAGGTCAACTGCTGATGGTAATATTAAAACAGCATTAAGAATAGTTAGAGAGCAAATAGAAAATGCAAATCTTTTACCTAATCAAAAACTTGGTAAAGAAGCATTAAAAGCTGAAAAAAAAGCAAGAAGATATACATACGAGTATAAAAAATTAATAGATAGTATTCCTGCTCTTAAACAATTAAATAATAGTAGAACAGTAATAAATCAAGATAACTTTTTTGAAAAAATTATTATAAGAAGCACAGGTGATGAACTTGCAAAAACTTTTAAATTACTAGACCCTAGTTTTAAAGAATCTATAAAACAAAATGTTATTGCATATTTAAAATCAAAAGCATCTGGTGGTAGACCAAACGAAATAGCAAATTTAAGTGGGTCAACACTACAAAAAGAATTAAGAAATTTAGGCAATAAAAAACTTAATTTAATATTTACAAAAGCAGAAATTGCTAAATTAAAATCAATTGGTAATGTTGCTAGTTATGAACAAGTAATACCAAAAGGTGCAGCTGTTAATACATCTAATACAGCTTCAGCATTAAGAGGTTTATCTGAAGTATTAGGTGAATCTACTTTGGTAAATAGATTGCCATTAGGTAATTTAATTGTTGGCTCTCCTGCAAGAAATCTTGCTTTAAGAA